ATATATGAATTCCTAGTGACGGTTGGCAATATTATAAATAGAAAGAAACTCTAGTCTTTAGGAGATAAAAATGGCATTTCAAGTTAGCCCAGGCGTAAATGTTTCAGAAATCGACTTAACAACCGTTGTCCCAGCAGTATCTACTTCTGTTGGAGCAATCTCTGGTGTGTTTAAGTGGGGTCCTGTCGGAAAAAGAACCCTTGTAAATTCTGAATCAGATCTAGTAACAAAGTTTGGTAAGCCTACCAATCACAATCCAGAAACATTTTTCACAGCTGCAAACTTTTTGGCGTATGGTAATGCACTTTATGTAGTAAGAGCAGCAAACACTGTCAACTTTGCAAACGGTGTTATTTCAGCTATTGCTAATACTACTGGTACAGTGGCTAATGCTCAAGTGTTCACTGTAAAGAACGAAGAAGCATATGACACCATTACATGGAGCACAGATACAGATGTATTGTATGTTGCTAGATATCCTGGTGAGATAGGTAACTCACTAAAGATTTCAGTTTGTGATTCTGGTAATGCTTTCAGTAAATCCATTGATATTAAGAATGGTGATGCTAACCTAGCTGTAGGTACAGTATCTGCCGTAGTCGGTTCAAATACAATAACAGTTGCAGTATCTAATACCGCTACAGGGACATTAGCTGAAGCAAACACAAGATTAGTGTCCGTGCTTAGCTCATTACAAGTGAATGATTTAATCGAAGTTGGTAATACTTCTATTGGCAAGCAGTATTTAAAAATTACAAGTTTACCAACAGCAATGGGTACAAACGCATCATTTGCAAATTTGACACATAGATATTTTACAATCTCAACAGATAACTCTCTTCAGCTATCTGTAAACTGCTCAAGTAATAGTGTTTCAAAGTATTGGGAATATTTCCGTAATGTTCCTGGAGCTCCAGGTACCTCTGATTACCAATCAACATATGGAAACACTTCCGCTGTTGATGAGTTGCATGTAATCGTATCTGATCAAGACGGTAAGTTTACAGGTGTTCCTGGTACAATACTAGAGGTATATTCTGGGCTGTCTAGAGCAACAGATGCTAAAACGACAGATGGCTCTACTAACTATTATAAAACTGTTATTAATGACAGTAGTAGACACATATGGTTTGGAAATGACCGAGCAGGTGTTCTATCAAATACTGCATTGAATATTACTAGCGTCGATACAGATCCATTATATTTGTCTTTTCAGTTGGGGCAAGACGGGGACACAGAAACAGATGTGGCTATCAGCACTGTTATTGGTGGATATGATTTATTCACATCTGCTGAAGATGTAGATATCTCTTTGATAATGACTGGTAAGTCAAGAGGCGGCACAAATGGTGAACAACTATCAAACTACCTTGTTGATAACATTGCAGAAGTACGTAAAGACTGTATTGTTTTAACATCTCCAGACAAGGCTGACGTTGTTAACAACTCTGGTCTAGATGAATCACAAGACACCGTTGATTTCAGAAACTCTTGCAGATCTTCTTCATATTTGGTAATCGATTCTGGTTACAAGTACCAGTACGACAAGTACAACGATATATTCCGTTGGATTCCACTTAACGGTGACATTGCTGGCTTATGTGTTCGTACAGATGCACAGCGTGATCCCTGGTTCTCTCCTGCTGGATTTAACCGTGGTCAGATTAAGAATGTTGTCAAGTTAGCTTATAACCCTAAGCAAGCCGACCGCGATCTTTTATATAAAAACGGTATCAACCCAGTTGCAACATTCCCAGGACAAGGTACAATCCTGTACGGTGATAAGACAGCATTGGCTAAGCCTAGTGCATTTGATCGTATCAACGTTCGTAGATTGTTTATTGTGCTTGAAAAAGCAATTGCAACTGCATCTAAATTCTCTTTATTCGAATTGAATGATGAGTTCACAAGAGCGCAATTTGTTTCTCTTGTAGAACCATTCTTAAGAGATGTACAGGGACGTAGAGGTATTTACGACTATAGAGTTGTTTGTGATGAAACAAACAATACTGGCGAAGTGATTGATAGAAATGAATTTATCGGAGATATATACGTTAAGCCAGCCAAATCAATTAACTTTATCCAACTTAACTTTGTTGCAGTAAGAACTGGTGTTGCGTTCGATGAAGTTGTTGGTAGATTTTAATTAAGGAGACAATAAATGGCTTTCAGTATTAATGCATTCAAGTCGTTAGTAAGCACTACCGACTTTGCAAGACCAGCGCTGTTTCAGGTGTTTATTTCAACACCTCCAGGCGTGCCTGCTCTGATCCCTTTCAGTCCTTTCCTAGTTCGTTCTGCCAGCCTTCCAGCATCTACAGTTGGACAGGTATCCATTCCTTATGGTGGTAGAACAATCAAAATTGCAGGTGAGAGACAATATGGTGATTGGTCAACAACAGTAATGAACGACGAAGGGTTCATTATCAGAAACGCAGTTGAGCAATGGGTTGAAATCATCAACCAGAGGACAACTAATTTCAGAGCATTTCCTAGTGAATATAAAGTTGACTTAACAGTCAGTCAGTATTCCAAAAAAGGACCACCTCTGAAGATTGTTAAGCTAGTTGGATGTTTCCCAACAAATATTAGTGAAATTGCTTTGGATTGGGGATCTGCGGATCAGATTGAAGAATATAGTATTACTTGGTCTTACGACTACTGGGAATGAAATGAGGGGGAGATTATCTCCTCTTCTAATATAGGATAAAATATGGCCAGTCTATTTGGATTTGAATTCAAACGGGTTACTCCTGAGGAGCCGCCCGTTTCCTTTGCACCACAGTCTAATGACGATGGTGCTGTTGTTGTTGCAGCCGGAGGGTCATACGGAACATATGTAGATCTAGAAGGTACTGCAAGAACAGAAGCAGAGTTAGTTACACGATATAGAGATATGTCTATCACAGCTGATATTGATAGAGCTGTTGAAGAGATTGTCAATGAAGCTATTGTTCATGAGACAGATGAGAAGATAGTTGAACTTAACTTGAATGGATTAAATTATCCAGATAATATTAAAGCTGCAATTATTCAAGAGTTTAATACAGTTAAGAATCTTTTGAATTTTGAAGAAAAGTCATATGATCTTTTCAAGAGATGGTATATTGATGGTAGATTATACTACCATGTAATTATAGATGAGAAGAATCCTCGTTTAGGAATCAAAGAGCTTAGAAACGTTGATCCTAGAAAGATCAGAAAGATTCGCGAGCAGAAAAAGAAAAAAGATCCTAAGTCAGAATCAGTTGTTACTCAGACCACAAAAGAGTATTACATCTACAATGAAAAAGGATACAATGCACAGGGTATAGGTAGCGGAGCAGCTGCTTACTCTGCAACTGGTATCAAGATAGCAAAAGACGCAATCGTCCATTGTACGTCCGGTCTAATGGATACAAACGGTACGATGGTTATATCTTATTTGCACAAAGCAATTAAGCCATTGAACCAGTTGAGAGTACTTGAAGATGCAACAGTTATTTACAGAATATCAAGAGCACCAGAGAGACGTATATTTTACATTGATGTAGGTAACCTACCTAAGATGAAGGCAGAACAATATCTTCGTGATATGATGGTTCGCCATAAGAACAGATTAGTATACGATGCTACTACTGGTGAAGTAAGAGATGACCGTAAGTTCATGACAATGTTGGAAGATTACTGGCTTCCTCGTCGTGAAGGTGGTAAGGGTACAGAAATTACTACATTACCAGGTGGTGAGAATCTTGGTAAGATGGAAGATGTTGAATACTTCCAAAAGAAATTATATCAAGCTCTTAATGTACCAGCAACAAGATTACAAACCGAACAGACATATTCGATTGGTAGAGCAACAGAGATTACAAGAGACGAAGTTAAATTCTCAAAATTTATCTCAAGAATGAGAGCTAAATTCTCTACATTATTTTTGAAATGTCTTGAAAAACAGTTAGTGTTGAAGGGTATTGTCACAGTTGAAGACTGGAAGTCAATGTCCCAAGCTATTAAGTTTGATTATGCAAAAGATAACTACTATGAAGAGTTAAAAGAAACTGATGTCTTAAATTCTAGACTACAGGTTGCTGGTTTACTGACTCCATATATTGGTAAGTATTATTCGCATGATTGGATTAGATCTAACATTTTCAAACAAAGCGATGAAGATAGAGAGCAGATGGATGAGCAGATCAAAGAAGAGCTGAGCAATCAAATCTACTATCCACCTCCACCGCCAGAACCTCAACAATAAATAGGAGTATCGATGGATTCTACAGCAACACAATATGGAGTGAGTGACCTTGTGAGACATGCTTACGAGGGACAACCTGCCAAGATGCAGGATGTATTTAATGAATTGATGGCAGGCAGAATCTATGACTCCATTCAACAAAAGAAGGTCGAAGTAGCGCAGCGCTTCTTCAACAAAGACACAGAAGAATTTAACTCACAAGAAGAGGACGAATATGGCGAAAACTCTTAACCAAATTCTAGAGGTATATGCTCCTAAATCCAAGGACGAGAAAAAGTTCATGGATAAACACATTACCACTAAGAATAAATTAGACGATCGTGGTACTCAAGATGATAAGCTGTTTAATGCTACAAACATTAAAGCAGTAAATCGTGAGACAGAGCACGGATATAATCCAGGTAATGATGAGAAGGTATATGAAGAAGCCACAAAGGGTTTGCACCCAATGGCCCTTCACGTAATGCCAGTTAAAAAAGATGGTAAAACAAAATACCATGTTATGAAGGTTGGTAGAGATCTCGAGCAACATATATCTAAGGGTGAGCATCTTTCTGATTCAGAGCTTGACGATGCCACAGAAGCTGGTGCAAAAATCAAGAATGTTACAGTCATCGGCCGAAACAAAATTACAGAAGAAGAGTTGGATGAAAAGACTCTTACTCCAGCAGAGATGAAGAAACGCGAAGAAGTAGCAAAAGCTATCGAGCGTGATAATCCAAGCATGCCAATGTCTAAAAAGATGGCTATTGCAACTGCTACTGCTAAGAAGGTTGCTGAAGAAGTAGAAGAGTTGACAGAAGATGAAGAACTAACTCAATTACTCAATACAATTTACGAAAATCTATCTGATGAAAATAAAGAGATCTTTGAGCAGATTCTTGACGAAGATCCAGAACAAATGATTGAATTCTTAGAACAATTGGAGCTGCAAGATGGCGAGTAGAACATTAATTAACCAAAAGGGCGGCAAGTTTGTTGTCCTTTTTACATCTAACACAGAATTAACAGTAGCTTCAGCAAACTCCGGTATTGCTGGGGAAACAGTTACTGGTCTTCATATTAACCAAGTATGGTATGGACTAGATAGTGGTTTTTGGAAAATAGCACGTGGAGCTAATAATATACTTTTTGCCGAGACATCAGTATACTTAGATTTTGCAGGCAACGGAGCATCTATTCAAGTAGATCCATCAGCTAATGTGGTTGTAAATTGTACATCAGCAAATAGTACACTTATTATTGATTTCCAAAAAGTATCTACATTCACTAGCGAATATTAAGAGGAACTAAGATGAAGCTCATGTGCGAAGTTAACGAGAGTGTAAATTTTCTTGTAGAAGAAAAAGAAGGTAAGAATCACTACTTTATTGAAGGCATCTTCATGCAAGCCGACTTACCTAACCGTAACGGTAGAATGTATAAGAGTAACATTCTTGAGAGAGAAGTCAATAGATATAATACAGAGTATGTTAAAGAGAACAGAGCGTTTGGCGAATTAGGTCATCCATCTGGTCCTAATATTAACCTTGAGCGTGTCTCGCACATGACACAAAAGTTAGTCAAAGAAGGATCTAACTTTGTTGGCAGAGCAAAGATTATGGATACTCCTTATGGTCAAATTGTTAAAAACTTGATGAGTGAAGGTGCAAAGCTTGGTGTTTCTTCAAGAGGTATGGGCTCTCTTGTTGCAAACAGAGAAGGTATCAATGAAGTACAGGATGACTTTCATCTTGCCACTGCTGCTGATATCGTTGCAGATCCATCAGCTCCTGAGGCATTCGTAAGAGGCATCATGGAGGGAGTAGAATGGGTTTGGGACAATGGTATTCTCAAGGCACAGCGTCTTGAAGAAATGAAAAAAGAAATTCAAAAGACTTCTAGCCGCAATCTAGAAGAACAGAAGATTAAAGTCTTCTCAGAATTCCTTCGCTCACTGTAAGAATTTAAAATATAAATAATAAAAGAACATTTAAGGAGTTATAAATGGCAACAAGAAAACAATTAGATGAATTAACAGTGGGTGGTGGCGCTACAGGAGTCTCTATGGTTCCTGATGCTGGCACTAAAAAAACCACACTGCCTAATTCTAAAAGTCAAGGCGACATGAATCCTCAGTCAGTAGCTGGTGATCAGGAAGAAACTGATCCACAAAACAACACAGCTCCAACTGGTGATATGTCTGCTCAGAATAAAGCATCCGTTGCAATGAAAGGCGCAGCAATGAAAGAGCATATCGACGCAATGTTTAACGGAGAAGATCTTTCCGAAGACTTCAAAGAAAAAGCATCTACTATTTTCGAAGCTGCTGTTCAAGTACGCATTGCTGAAGAAATCGCAGATCTAGAAGAACAATACTCAACAAAACTAGAAGAAGCTCTTGAAGAAGTTACTACTGAGATGTCGTCTAAACTAGATGACTATCTCGACTATTGTGTTGAGCAGTGGATGGCAGAAAACGAAGTTGCTATTGAGCATTCTCTAAGAACAGAAATCACAGAAGAGTTCATGGAAGGTATGAAGAAGCTATTTGCTGAAAACTATATCGAGATTCCAGAAGACAAATTGAACGTGTTGGAAGAGTTGACAGCAACTGTTGAGCAACTAGAAGACAAATTGAATGCACAGATTAATGAAAACATTGAGCTGTCTAAATCAATTAGCGAATACTCAAAGCACGAAATCTTTGATCAAGTAGCAGAAGGCCTAGTTATGACACAAGTTGAAAAACTTCGTCAGCTAGCAGAGGGTATTGACTTTGACGGATCAGACAACTATATGAGAAAGTTAGTTCTTGTTAAGGAGAACTATTTCCCATCAAAACCAGCAGCTCAAGACATCAGAGAAGAAGAAGAAGCGATTGGTAACAACGATCTAAATGAAGAAACTCAAGTTTCTTTCCAAGATGCAGGAATTAAACGCTACTATAATTCAATCGCGCGAAATTCAAAAGTATAAATAAAATCATATTAACCCTCTAAGGAGATCCACATGAACTTACAAGAAGACATCCAAAGAAAGTGGGAGCCAATCCTGGCTCACCCAGACTTGGCCCCTATCAAAGATACGCACCGTAGAAGTGTAACAGCTGTTATTCTAGAGAATACAGAAAAAGCTCTTCGCGAAGCTAATCACTATGTTCCACAAACATTGACAGAAGCAGCACCTGCTAACCAAACAGGTAATGACATTGATACGTTCGATCCAGTTTTAATCAGCTTGGTTCGTCGTGCAATGCCTAACTTGATTGCTTATGACATCTGCGGCGTACAACCAATGACAGGCCCAACAGGCTTGATCTTCGCAATGCGTTCTAAGTACAGCAACAGCTCTAACGCTGGTGTTGAAAACTTCTACAACGAAGTTAACACATCATTCACCTCTGTTGTTTCAGGTGCTAACACACTTGGCCAGAAGATGGTTGGTACTGTTCCAGGTAACACAACAAGTGGTACAGCTAACTTGGCTGAAACAGGCATCTATAACTTCGGTTCTGGTATGTCTACAGCACAATCAGAAGCACTTGGTACTTCTGGCAACGTTGCATTTGCTGAGATGGCATTCTCTATCGAGAAAGTTACTGTTACAGCTAAATCACGTGCTTTGAAAGCAGAATACACAATGGAACTTGCACAAGACTTGAAAGCAATCCATGGTCTAGACGCAGAAACAGAATTGTCTAACATTCTATCTGCTGAGATTCTTGCTGAAATTAACCGTGAAGTTGTTCGTACAATCAATATCACTGCTACACGTGGTGCTACTGAGAATACAACAACAGTTGGTCGTTTCGACTTAGATACAGACTCTAACGGTCGTTGGTCAGTTGAGAAGTTCAAAGGTTTGATGTTCCAAGTTGAACGTGAAGCAAACCAAATCGCTAAAGCAACAAGACGTGGTAAGGGTAACATGATCATCTGTTCATCTGATGTAGCTTCTGCTCTTCAAATGGCTGGTGTTCTAGATTACACTCCTGCTCTAAACAGCAACAACTTGAACGTTGATGACACAGGCAATACATTTGCTGGTGTGTTAAACGGACGTGTTCGTGTTTACATCGACCCATATGCTGGTGGCAACTATATGGTTGTAGGTTACAAAGGTTCTAGCGCATTTGACGCTGGCTTGTTCTACTGCCCATACGTTCCTCTACAAATGGTTCGTGCTGTTGATCCAGATAGCTTCCAACCTAAGATTGGTTTCAAGACTCGTTACGGTATGGTTGCAAACCCATATGCAGAAGGCGCAACAGCTGGCCTTGGCGCATTGACAAAAGACTCTAACGTTTACTACAGAAGAATCTTAGTTGACAACTTGATGTAATCAAGAATCCCCGCAGAGGGATATTGAGAGGACCTTCGGGTCCTCTCTTTTTTTGCCTAACATAAATAGTAGAAAGGAATACTACTATGAGTGCATTAACAAACACCCCAACAAATAGAAACTTTCTCTCACCTCTAAACTTTAGATTGGTGCTGCAGAAAGCTCCTCTTCTTAACTTCTTTTTGCAAAGTGCATCCATTCCAGGATTGACATTTGCTGGCAATGTAATCATGCCAACTCCTCTTCTTGATATTCCAATCCCTGGTGAACGTCTTGTGTATTCACCACTAACTGTGTCATTCATGGTTGATGAAGATATGACCAATTATCTAGAAATATACAATTGGATGTTATCTCTTGCTGCAAAAGATCTACAACCGTTTGCAAGATACCAAGCTCAGACATCTATTGATTCGGACGTCAATGGTAGAGATAGGTCAGATATTAAGCTAATGATTCTTACAAGTTCAAAGAATCCGAACATTGAAGTTAACTTTACTGATGCCTTCCCGTCTCAGCTCGGAGAACTGAACTTCAACACAACAGCATCCGGTGTAAACTATCTTGAAACCTCTGTTACATTTGAGTATATTAAGTACACAATTAATATGATTTGAGTTGACTTTTATAATAATATGTAAGACAATTGTGTCCTGCAGGAGGACAAATGAAGACCGATGAAATTATTACAGCATGGGAAACAGATAGCGAGATTGATAAGACCGAGCTCGGTAAAGAGTCTTTGCGGATTCCTCAACTTCACTCCAAATACCTGAAAGAGTTCTACATGGCTAAGACAACATATGTAAAACTCAATCAAGATTATAAAAACACGTACAGATTAAAATATCAATACTATCAGGGTATTCTTTCAAAAGAAGAACAAGAAGAGCATGGATGGGACATCCAGCCATTAAAGATTTTGAAAGCAGATATTCCTGTATACATTGAGTCAGATGAAGATCTTCAGTTAATTAAAAATAAGATACAGTTAACGGAAGATAAGATAGAAATTCTTGAGAACATAATAAAAACACTCAACAATCGTGGATATTTAATAAAAAATGCGATTGAATGGGAACGGTTTAAGATGGGTCTATGATACAGATAGAAAAGTTTAACGAGACGTACAATAAGATTCATTGCAGTGATGATATTGCAAGAGAGCTTAGTGATTACTTTACTTTTGAAGTACCTGGTGCTCGTTTTATTCCGTCTGTAAGAAAAAAGAAGTGGGATGGTAAGATAAGACTATTCAACTCTGGCACCCATCACATATATGCTGGACTGATTGAATATGTTGAAGACTTTGCAAAGCAAAACACATACCAGTGTGAGAGGTTAACAGACTTCTCTGATGATGTAATTGATACCGTTTCCGATATTGTTTCCAGCTTCAACCTCACCAAAGAGCCACGTGATTATCAGCTTGCTGCATTTGCCCATGCAATAAGAAAAAGAAGATCATTGCTTTTATCACCAACAGCGTCTGGTAAGTCATTAATTATCTACATGCTTTGCAGATACTATAATGTAAAGACTTTGTTGATTGTACCTACAACCTCGCTTGTTCATCAAATGTATTCTGACTTTGAAGAGTACGGATTCGATTCAAAACAAAACTGCCATATGATCTTCTCTGGTCAAGAAAAGGATGAAGACAAGCAAATATTCATATCAACTTGGCAATCAATATACAAGCAACCCAAGAAGTGGTTTGATCAGTTTGATTGTGTAATAGGAGACGAGGCTCACCTGTTCAAAGCAAACTCCCTTTCAACTATAATGAAGAGTCTGAGCAGTTGCAAATACCGCTTTGGATTTACTGGTACATTAGATGGATCACAAACCCATAAGCTAGTGCTAGAAGGATTATTCGGAACAGTTAAAAAGGTAACAACAACATCTGAATTGATTGAACAGAAGCACCTCTCAGAGTTCAAAATTAAAGCTGTAATACTTGACTATGATCAAGAAACAAGACAGTTGATGAAGAAAGCTACATATCCGGATGAGATGAATTTCCTTGTCAATCATCTTCCGAGAAACAAGTTCATATGCAACCTGGCGATATCGTTGAAGGGTAACACGTTAGTTTTGTATCAGTATGTTGACAAACACGGTAAGGCAATATATGATGAGATTAAAAATAAAGCAGATGGTAGACAGATTTACTTCGTCTCTGGTACGGTTAATGGTGCGGATAGAGATGATATTAGAAGATCTGTGGAGCTGGAAGTTGATTCGATTATTGTCGCTTCTTATGGTACTTTTTCTACTGGCGTCAATATTAAGAACTTGCACAATATCATTTTCGCTTCACCTTCAAAATCAAGGGTCAGGAATCTCCAATCAATCGGCCGGGGACTTAGACTCGGGAACAATAAAGAGAAAGCATGTCTATACGATATAGCTGACGACTTGCAATGGAAGCAAAGTAGGAATCATACACTAAATCATTTTGTTGAGCGAATTAAAATATATAATGAAGAGAAGTTTGAGTATAAGACGTACGTAATCCCACTCAAAGGATAAAGATGATAAAAATAATAAAGCTCGTTAATGATCATGAAATTATTGGTGAAGTAGTTGCAGAGTCATCCGAACACATAGTGATCAACCAACCTTTTTCTATCCACTACATGATGTCTCAAAGAACAGACAAGCCAATCATTGGATTGTTACGCTACATGCCTTTTGCTAAAAGTAGAGAGTTATCCTTTAAAAGCAGAGATATAATTAACTCGGTAGAAGCAAGAGAATCAATGGCTGGTTACTACAGCCATGTTATGACAAACCATATCAAATATGTCGATGATAACATTGACCAAGAACTCGAACAAGTTGCTGCTGAAGAGCAGTCAATAGAAGAGCAAGCGGAGATGACACCAGCTGAATTAATGGCGTCACTCCTTAGTAATTTCACTAACGATAAGATGCACTGATATGGCTCAACACTACATTGACAATAAGACGTTCTTCGAAGCTATCAAAAAGCACAGAGAGAATATTAAGCTAGCAGCAGAAGAAGGAAGGCCAAAGCCAATCATTCCAAACTATATTGGTAGCTGTATCCTAATGATTGCTAACAGGTTGGCAACTAAACCTAACTTTATCAACTACTCTTACAAAGATGAGATGATATCGGACGGTGTTGAGAACTGTATCATGTATATTGATAATTTTGATCCTGAGAAATCAACTAATCCATTTGCCTACTTCACACAGATTATCTACTTTGCCTTTCTAAGACGAATACAAAAAGAAAAGAAACATCTGTATATCAAGCACCAGGTGTTTAGGAATTTTGCTATTACGGATGAGCTGTACGATGTACAAGAGGGTGATGACTTTGGTGGCTCGCCAGTTAACAATATGATGGATACAGAAAAGATGGATGACTTTGTGAAAGCGTTTGAATTAGGATTAGAAAAGAAACGTAAGCCAGCACAAAAGGTCGGTATTGAGAACTTCGTAGAGGAGTAACATGAAGATTGCATTGGTGACAGATACCCACTTCGGGGCAAGAGGGGATCATTTAGCATTTGATAAACAGTTTGATAAATTCTACACAGAAACCTTCTTTCCTACACTGGTAGAACGCGGTATAAGGAACGTAATCCATCTTGGGGATATGTTCGACAGGCGCAAGTATATAAACTACTTAACGCTGCGTAATTGCCGTAAATACTTCTTTGATCCTATGTTTGATCTTGGTATTAAGCTAGATGTAATCATTGGTAACCATGATGTGTTTTACAAAAACACTAACGACATCAACTCACCAGGATTGTTACTGCAACAGTATGATAATATATCTGGATATGATAGACCGGTAGAGTTGACATATGCTGGTCTTGATATACTGATCCTTCCTTGGATCTGTACTGACAACTACGAAGATTCAATGGCGATAATCAAAGATACAAGCGCAACTGTTTGCTTTGGTCATCTAGAGCTAGCTGGTTTTCAAATGTATAAGGGGCAAGTAAATGATCATGGATTTGATTCAAAGATATTCAACAGGTTTGACCTTGTTTGTTCTGGGCATTTTCACCATCGTTCAAATAATGGGAATATTCATTATCTTGGAAACCCTTACGAGCTTACCTGGGCTGATTACCAAGATCCGAGAGGGTTTCACATCTTCGATACGGAAACTAGGGAGCTGGAATTCATAGAAAATCCTAACAAGATGTTCTATAAGATATTCTTTAACGATCAGTTCCAAGCTGAAGCATACGAATATCAATACTTAAAAGATTGCTTTGTTAAAGTAATTGTTCAAACCAAAGAGAACCAAGCTAACTTTGATATGCTGATTGATAGATTGGAGAAAGCTGGTCCTGCAGATCTACAAGTAGTTGAAGACCATCTTCACATGGACCTTGAAGATAATGATGATATATTGGAGAGTGCGGAGGATACAATGACTCTTCTTTCTAAGTTCTGTGCACAGATCGATACCAAGGCTGATAAGAAAATGCTTGACTTATTGTTAAGAGATCTGTATAATGAGGCGATCAATTTAGAATCAACATAATATGATATTGTTTCAAAAAGTAAGATGGAAGAATCTTCTATCTACTGGAGATGTATGGACTGAGATAAACTTTATAAAGTCCAAGTCTACTTTAATAGTGGGAGAGAATGGTGCTGGAAAGAGCACCATTCTTGATGCTGTTTGCTTTGGTCTATTCGGTAAGCCATTCCGCAAGATCAATAAGCCACAGCTAGTAAACTCAATTAACAGAAAAGGTATGTTGGTTGAGTTGGAGTTTAAGATTGGTAATAGACAGTACCTGATTAGACGAGGTCATAAGCCGTCTGTATTTGAGATACTGCAAGATGGTAACATCATCAATCAGAATTCCGAAGCAAGAGAGTATCAGGAGTACTTGGAGAGTAATGTTCTTAAGCTGAACTTTAAATCGTTTCAGCAGATTGTTATTCTCGGTAGTGCTTCTTTCACTCCGTTCATGCAGCTACCTGCATCGCACCGTAGAGAGATTATTGAAGACCTATTAGACATTCAAATCTTTTCTACAATGAATTCGTTGCTAAAAGACAAGATTACCATTAACAGAACTTCTCTTTATCAGGTTGATTATGAGATCAAAGGATCCGCTGAGAAGATTGAATTGTACAAGAAGCATATCGAGTCGTTGAAGCAGAATAATGATCAGATTGTTGAGCAAAAGCAAGTACAATTAGATGAGCTCAATAGTCAAGTTAATTCTGCTAATGAATTTGCAACTACCCTGCAGGGCCAGATAGATCTACTCAGTAAAAGTATTGACGATCATAACAAAGTTATCTCTAAGTCAAATAAGTTTGCATTATTAAATAGACAATTAGACAGCAAGCTAGACAAGATCAAAAAAGAACTTGACTTTTTCTACGAGAGTGATGATTGTCCTACTTGCCGTCAGGGAATTGCTCATCAACACAAAAGTGAGATTGTTGAAAAGAATCATAAACAAGTTGCTGAGATAGAAGAAGGCAAACAAAAGATGTTGGTTGAGATAGAAGCAATTGAAAATAGATTGACAGAGATTGCCAATATCAATACTCAAATATCCACTCTTAATAGAAGGGTAACAGATGGCAACATTCAGATTAAAATATGGATGTCAATGGCTACTGGTATTCAAACAGAGATTACTAACCTAAAGACAAACAACAAACAGATTGATACTAATACTGAAGAGTTAAAGGTTCTTAAAGAGCAACTAAGAGCAGCATTGCAATCAAAAGAAGATCTTACAAAAGAGAAAGCAGTACTTGATGTTGCGTCTGTTCTTCTCAAAGACTCTGGTGTCAAGACTAAGATTATCAAGCAATATATACCTGTAATAAACAAACTTGTTAACAAGTATCTTGCTGCAATGGACTTCTTTGTTGCATTCGAATTGAACGAGAACTTTGAAGAAACAATTAAGTCTAGACATAGAGATGACTTTAGTTACGAGTCATTTAGCGAAGGTGAGAAGATGCGTATTGACTTAGCACTTCTTTTCACTTGGAGAGCAATTAGTAAACTGCGCAACTCTGCTTCTACCAACCTTTTGATTATGGACGAAGTGTTTGACAGCTCACTTGACAATAACGGAACAGAGGAGTTCCTTAAAATTATCAGTACACTTACGGCTGATACTAATTTGTTTATCATAAGTCACAAAGGTGATCAGTTGTTTGATAAGTTTCATTCTCTGATCAAATTCGAGAAACATAAAAACTTTTCAAGGATATCAAAATGAGCCAATTCGAATCTGGTAAACCTGTAAAAACATTATTAGCTGAATATGTTGATGGTGGTCCTAAGTGCATAAGAGACGATTGTGATATTCGTATACAGAGCTCTGAACGAACTATTTTATCATCTGACATACCGATGCTTGAAGAGAATGTAAAGAGATGTGTATCGTGCGGAAAAACCTGGAAGGAATAAACATATTATGGTACTAGACTTAGTTAAACCTGATCATCCTTTATTGAGGACAAAGTTGGAGAGATTTGACTTCAACAAACAACCAACTAACCCTCATGAGTTAGCTAACAACCTAATTGAGACAATGATTCACTATAAAGGGTTGGGGCTTTCTGCAAACCAATGTGGACTACCTTACCGTGTATTTGTCCTGTGGTCGAATCCAACAAAGGTTATGTTCAACCCTGTTATTGCTGATGTATCGACGGAAGAGATTCTTTTAGAAGAAGGATGCTTGACTTATCCTAATTTATTCGTTAAAGTGAAGCGTCCTAAGCTGATTCGTATTCGTTATATGGATTCACATGGCGAGGCTCATACAGATAAGTTTACAGGAATCTCAGCGAGATGTGTACAGCATGAGATGGATCATCTTGATGGTATAATCTATACATCAAAGGCTAACAAGTTTCATTATGATCAAGCAATGAGACAGCGTAAGAAATACAAACGTGAATATAAGGTACCAGAATATGCAGAAAATTAAAATAGCAGAACTGTTCTACAGTTTGCAGGGTGAGGGAAAGTATGTAGGTACACCTAGTGTATTCTTGCGTACTTTTGGTTGTAACTTTACCTGTGGTGGGTTTGGTATGCCAAAGGATGAGATGTCAAATGAACGGTTCAAGATTCAACCTGAACAATACAGGAAGTATGATGACTTACCTCTTGTACATACTGGATGTGATTCATATGCAAGCTGGGATGTTAGATTCAAACACCTATCTCCATTAATGACAACTGGTGATATTGCAGAAAAGATTGTTGACATGCTTCCAGAGAAGAAGTGGAACAAAGAACATCTTGTGATTACAGGTGGTGAGCCATTGCTTGGATGGCAACGTGCTTTTCCGGAGTTACTGACTCATGAAAGTATGAAGAACTTAAAGTATGTTACTTTCGAGACAAACGGTACTCAGAAGATAACAGATGAATTTAAGAAGTTTCTATTTAACTACAGTAACAAGTACGGTATGGGTGATACAGAGTTTACATTCTCTGTTAGTGCAAAGCTGAGTGCCTCTGGTGAGAGTTGGGAAGATGCAATCCTTCCGCAAGTTGTAAATACATACAACACCTACGGTCAAGTGTATCTCAAGTTTGTGATCGATAAAGATACAGACATTGAAGAGGTTGAACGAGCTGTCAAAGCATATAGAGAATACGGACTAGGATTAGAGTGTGATGTCTACTTGATGCCAGTTGGCGGAACAGATGTCAAATACTTTAGCAACTATAAGCAAGTTGCTGAGATGGCAATGAAGAAGGGCTGGAAATATAGCCCACGATTACAAGTTGATATTTGGCGCAATGCCTGGGGAACATGATATGAATGAAACAACAAGTCGTTGGATGTCAGCAAGACAATACAAGTATGTGAGTACAAAGGAATATCACGATGCGTTTCCTTGTGCGTACAGACAATGGAGAGCGGATAGTCACTGTAACTTGATTCACGGGTACAGCTTCTCTATGAAGTTTTACTTTGGTACGGATAATCTTGATGTTCGTAATTGGGCTGCTGATTATGGTGGTTTAAAAGAACTGAAGAATGTACTAGAGAGTCAATTTGATCATACGTTGTTAGTAGCAGAAGATGATCCTGAACTTAATTTCTATCTACAGTTACAGGAAAGAAAGCTAGCTAAGCTAACAATTCTTCCTAAGTTAGGATGTGAAGGTCTTGCTGATCAGCTATACAAGTATGTTAATGGTGTCTACATTCCAGATATGTGGGGGCCAAGTGAATCAGAACGTCTATGGTGCTATAGAGTAGAGGTACGTGAAACCCAAAGCAATATGGCTTTCAGAGAAGGTCATCGCGAATGGAATGAGGACTTGTTTGCATAATGGCTTTCAAACAATTTGCATGGGTGCCTGATGGCACCTACGATTACACTGAATATCTACTTCGTTATGTCATTGTTGATGGTAATCCTAAAACAGTGATATCGAAGCAATGGATTGATGAGGGTGGACCAGAACTGATAGCACCTGAACTCAGACAACCATGGAATACTTTTCCAGACTTCCCTCCTAAACCACCAAAGAAGTTGACTTGACCAAAACTATGTGATACAATCCATTTTTGGAGATTACATTATGGACAACACACACATCAGAGATTGCTTTATCAAAGCTGTTCATGCTTTCAAGAACAAGCCTAAAGTGCTTGGACAAGTATTTCGTGACGCTATGATGTACAAAGATCAAGGTGTATTGTCTGAAACTGACATAAGTATGTTAAGAACTTTGAGCTCTCAGCATCATGCTTTACGTGGTGTTGACTTTTCAAAACAGTTCTAATACAATGCGCTGGTAGCTTAGCGGTCTAAAGCAGCGGACTCATAATCCGTTGATCGGGGGTTCAAATCCCTCTCAGCGCACCATTTTTAAACGGAGTATATTATGAATAAAACATCTTGGGTAATTACTGTTGAAGAAGATCCTGTCTCTGGTGATATGATTCTTCCTTTGAATGATGAGATTCTTGAAGCGATCAACCTTAAAGAAGGTGATCCAATTGAGTGGTTTAATCGTGGTGATGGATCTTGGGAGATTCGCAAGGTAGAGAACCACAAAGAAACTGAATGGGTATTGGTTGAGTGTACTTCAACATACCGTATGCGTTACATGGTTGAGGTGCCAAAAGGCAAGGCTGAATGGGCACTTGATACAGTGACAATGGAAGAAGCTAAAGAATTTAGTCAAGAACATTTAGGTGAACAGATCTTTAGTCACCGTGTTGTGACATATGACGAGGCTCTTGAGATGTGTGATAAAGATAATGATTACTGTAAAACGTGGCCAGATGAAGTTAAAGTTAAGAACTTCTTTACACGTGTAGATGAAGTTAAGGAATCGTTTTGAAAGTTTACATAAGCAATTATCGCGATCATTGGATTAGTCCTTATACTATTCTTGAAAAAGTCTGCTTTTGGGAAAAAGATAAGGATGTATTCTACAATCATACTGATAAACCAAATGCACCGTATGAAAAGTGGATTAATTTTTTGACACCGATCTGCGGTGCTATTTCAAAGTTCTTTGACTTTGTACATCCTAAAATTGATTATGTAAAGATCGATAAGTGGGATACGTGGTCAATGGATTCAACATTGGGTAAGATTGTTCTGCCTATGTTGAAGCAGTTAAAAGCAAATACACACGGTGCCGGATTTGTTGATGATGAAGATGTACCTGAAGAATTCAAGACAACCTCTGCTCCTCCCAAAGTGAATGAATATGATATTGATGATAATCATTTCAAGCGTTGGGAATATGTTATGGGTGAGATGATTTTTGCATTTGAATCCCACCAAGATCACACATGGCAAGATGCATTTCGTTCAGGTGACCATGATATGAAAACTGTAGCATGTGCCTGGGATGATAATGGTAAGGCTACGATGTATCAATGGGTTGAAGGACCAAACAATACATATAAGTGTGACTATGATGGTATGAGAGTTGTCGAAGACCGAATTAAGAATGGATTCCGATTGTTTGGCAAGTACTATCAAAACCTTTGGGATTAATGTTGACATTAGAAGTTGGTCTTGATATAATGAGGTTGTGATTAGTTTACAACCTCTTTTTTTTGAAAGTTATATTATGAAGAAGTATTTTGCGATGACAGCTATTGCATTGGCTGTAGTAGGATGTGCAAGCAATCCTAATAAGATGACAGAGATCAAGGAAGCTCCTAGAAGCGCTACCTCTACGACCATTCCAGAATGGTTTGTCACTGGTCCTGCTCCTGATGGTAAGGATATTATTGTCACAGCAACTGACACATCGCGTGAGATGCAGTTTGCTATTGACAAGGCTACAATGAATGCTCGTGTTGAGTTGGCCAACAGAATAAATATTAGAGTACAGTCTATGGTACGTGAAAGCGTTACTGAAGAGGGTGCTGGTAAGATGAAAGATGTAGAACGAGAAGTGGAACGTGTATCAAAGTTGGTAACGAATCAATCTCTTTCAATGTATACTAGAGATAAATTGCTAGTAGTAAAAGAAGATGACGGATTCCGTGCTTATGTGATGCTAAAGTTGAACGTTGACCAAAGTCGTCGTTTGGTAGATAATACACGTAAGGGCTCTCGTGAACGTGATGACAAGTTCGATGAGCTGGATCAATCAATTAAGAAAGAAAATGCAGAAGGTAAAAAGTCGTAGAAAAGCAAACGCAGTAGCTAAGGATCTTCGGACTCCTAAGTACAGACTGCGTGTTGTTGAATCTAAAATTGCATACGACAGAAAAAAAGTCAAAAAAGTTCTTGAAACTGTTGACCTGTCGTTATAAATAAAGTAAAGTACAATCTGTTTTGTAAGGAATAAAAGAATGCAGAGTATCCATCTATCACCGTCGACGCCCAAGGCCTCTATTGAGGTTGGGTATCGCTTTGCGTCATGGAGTAATGACGTATAGGGGTTCATAGTGTACTTGTATTCTATAACCCCAGTCCTAAACAAACTGGGGTTTTTTTTAGTTGGTCTTTACTGACTAGAAGTAGTTCATTAATAATTTACTGGTTTTTATTGGGGTATAGCATAGTGGTAGTGCTGCGGACTTTGAATCCGTAGGTCCTTGTTCGATTCAAGGTACCCCAGCCATATAAAAACACATTCTCTACTGGGTATGAATAAAATTCTCTGGTGGGTATGAATGTGTTTCTATATGGGGGGTTATCGGGGCTGGGCCCTGCGCTGTCTTGAAAACAGATGGACTTTTAACGAGGTTGGAGTTCGATTCTACCATCCCCCCGCCAACATAAGGAGTTATTATGGAAAGTCTGGTATACCGTTTACGCAAGCGTGCTGAAATACGCAGGCAAATAAAAGATAGAAAGTCTGTTCAGGAAAATAAACCTGATCGGATTGCGGACCTATTAGAAGAGGCTGCAAATAAGATTGAAGAATTGGAGAATGGGCAGGATAGTAATGAGGTTACTGATCCGTGAATCATCAATGTTGACAGTCCAATTTGGATCTACTATAATGTAAGATCACTTTGGAGATGTCGATGAAGATTATTGTTGGAATTGTACTTGCGCTTAGTTCTATATGTTATGCAGCACAAAGACCCAGTGTCCTATTGTATAATTCTACAGACGACAAGCACATATACAATGATAACATAAATGTGACAAGACCAATTGCTAGCATTACTAAGTTAATGACAGCGATGGTAACTTTGGATCACGATAAGAATTTGAGTAGACAGTTAATGTTATCATTAAAAGTAGGTGGTAGTTTACCTAGACAGAAGTACACAAGGCTAGATCTTATCAATGCAATGTTAGTAAGAAGTGACAATGCAGCAGCAGAAACACTTGCTGATGACTATCCAGGTGGTAGGAAAGCGTTTATCAAGGCAATGAATGACCATGCAACACAAATGCAATTGAGTGCTAAGTTTGTAGATCCAACTGGCCTTAGTAAACAAAATACCGGTACTGCTAGCGATGTAGTATCAATGTTTGAGATTGCATCTGGTTACTGGGTAATAAGAGATGCAAGTGTTCAGAAGCAAATAGTAATAGATGCTAAGTTTAAGAAGAAAGTAAGAAAGATTGTTCTTAATAATACTAATAAGCCAATCTTGTTTGAATTTGATAACGTAATAGTTAGCAAGACAGGATTTACTAATTCAGCAGGATGGTGTGTTGGATTAGTGGTAGTCAAAGATGAAAAGAAGTATGTTGTTGTTGTACTCGGAGCAAGAAGTAAACAAAAACGTGCTGATGCGATTGATGAGGTGTTATACAATTATGTTGTTGACACAGAAGTAATAAAGTAGGAAGACGGGCAGGACGGTAATGCAGCGGATTGCTAATCCGTAGACTGATGAAAGTTGGTCATAGGGTTCGACTCCCTAGTCTTCCACCAAAATATATGTCTGCGTGACCCGAAAGGCTAGGGAGCGGATTGCAAATCCGTTATATGTAGGTTCGATTCCTATCGCAGATTCCAGTTAACGTTGGTGAGGATGTAGCAGCTTAGGAAGTGCTCCTCTTTTGAATAGAGGAATAGAATGTTGTCTTTCAAAATCAGCACCAGACAAAGCTGGTATACCTAATTTTTCTGTAGTAATGTCGATGAGATATACGAGTCTTCTTTTTGGAGTTAGGTTGAATGCGCTGTGGATATGTTGATTGTTGAATCCAAATAGGTCACTCCAATCAACTTCGACACCTTCGACTTCAAAGAAAATGTCACCAGGGGGAACAAGAAGGGGAATATGAATACGTAAGGTTCTTCCGTCTCTATTTTCCATTCCTGTGTGTCTTTTTATTAGACTTTTGGATTCAAGAATACTGTACATACTGATGTCGCAATCGCTTCCGTATTTCTTTGTAAGGGCGACAGCTGTAGGATATCTTAGTTGTATTTCATTATTTTCTTCACCGTTGAATGCCATACCGGCATCTTTGTGTAAATATTTTACGACATCAACTTTCCAAGCGGCTTTATTAGAAGTCAATGTACCAACATCGTAAAGAGGACTAGTATTA